GGTGTTCAACCCGGCAGTCAACTCTCCGGTTGATCTGGTCGGTCGCATCATCGGCGTCGTGAACATGATCAACAAGATCGGGTTCTCGAACCGCATCAAGACCCTGTGGGATCCGTCTCGCATGGTCGGCCCGATGACCGATCCGAACCCGGCGGCCATCATGATGGGCGGCTCGGCCACGGCGGGTCTGCCTTACGACCTGAACCTGACGACTGACGGCATCTACAAGGCCTCTCAGCTGCAGAAGACTCAGGCGCGGCCCGAGTACGGCACCTACGTCCTGGTTCGCGTGCTCCTGTAATCCAGGCGCACTCACCGAACTAACAGTTGGTTGGAGACTCCATGCCGCAGATCGTGATTACCCAGGGTCAAGCGTATGTCAAGGGTGACGGTCTGCGGTGCATGGCCAAACGCTCCGATGGCACAGGCCGAGTCTGCGACAAGCTTGTGGTCAAGAAGAACCCCGCGGGTGAGATCGCCGGGGCATTTCAATGCCCCGATCGCCGGTGTCGCCAGCTTATCCAAGTCGAGACCGGGCGATAACTGCGGTCTCTGACTCACCTTTTACAATCCGCCGGCCCACGTTGGACCAAACCGCCCTGAGGAGGGTATTTTCCAAATGTCAAAGACCAAGGTCACTCCCGAACAATTCAAGGCAGAACTTGAACTGCAGGATCGGTTTGCGACAATCTTCCGTACGAACGGGTGGGACCCGGTCGCCGATAAGAATGTCGACATCAACGATGCCCTGGACATCCAGAACGCTGCCTTCATGATTCCGAAGGCGATGACGACAATCGTGCAAGAAGGCATCGAGCCGATGCTGATCGGCACGCATCTGCTTCAGAAGATCCAGTACAAGCCCGGCATGATGACCGTATTCCCGGCCGTCGAGCCTCTGCGTGCAGAGGAAACCGGTGACGGCATGGATCTGCCGATCTACAACATCAACATTGGTGGTGCGCAGTCCTTCGGCGTGACCGTCAAGCGTCACGGCCTTCGCCTGAAGATCGCCAAGCGGTTCGTCGAGGAATCGGCCTACCCATGGATCAACTTCTGGCTGCGTCTGGCCGGCAACGCTCTCGCGCGCCACAAGGAAGAGTACATCTTCGACTTCATCACGAAGCTCGGCACGTTGGTCTTCGACAACGATCCGAACTCCCGTCTGGCCAGCTCCCCGCTGCAGCCGATCAAGGGCGTCACGACCGGCCGCAACTACAAGGGCGTGCTGAACGGCTCCATGACAGTGGACGACGTCTTCGACATGTACGCGGCTGTGTTGCTGAACGGCTTCGTTCCCGACACGCTTCTGGTCCACCCGATGGCGTGGTTGATGTGGGTCAAGGATCCTGTCCTCCGTGAGTTTGCCATCCAGGCAGGCGGCGGCAGCTTCTTCGCCAACTTCACCGGCAACCCCGCGGTGCTCGGCAACAAGTTCTACAACAACGGCGGACTCGGCATCGGCCAAGGCCAGACCGGGCAGTACACCAACGGTCACCTCACCGGCGGCGAAGTGTCGCAGGCGACTTCTGGCAACTACCAGAACATGACGTCGGCCCCGATCCTGCCGAACTATCTCGGCATTCCGTTCCGGATCCTGGTCAGCCCGTTCGTGAACTTCAATCCCGAGCAGCGCACGACCGACATCATGATGTTCAACAGCCGCAACCTCGGCGCCTTGATCGTGGCTGAAGAGCCCCATGTCAAGAGCTGGGAAGACGGCCAGTACAACATCCAGAACATGTCGATCGAAGAGACCTACGGCTTCGGCATCCTCAACGAGGGCCAGGCCATCGCGGTCGCCCGCAACGTGAAGATCCGCCCGAACGAGTTCGTGATGCCCGCCCGCACCGTGTACAACCTGTCGGATTCGGACAGCACCTACACCGATCTGGGCACGGCGCCGATCTTCGATCCGGCCAACCCGCTCAACGTCAACGCCTAACCAACAGTCAGTTCTGTGCAACCTTGGGGCGGCGGGAAAACCGCCGCCCTTCGTGTAGTAACCCTCAACCGCTCCTCAGCGAGGCCCGATGTACACGAAATTCAATCGGCCTAAACACACCCACCGGCAGTATGTAACCAAGGAGGAATTCATGGCAGCAATCGACGATCTTAACGCAGCAGTTTCGGCTCTTCAGGCCGAAGACGTGTTTGTGCTGGCCGGGCTCGCCAGTCTTCAAGCCCAAGTCGCCACGCTCAACACCACCATCGCCAATTCGCCGAACGTGGACCCTGCGATTGAGACCGCCGCACAGGCAGTGCAGGCTGAGGTGGCCAAGTTCCAGGCCGCGCTCGCGCCTGCCGCACCCGCAACTCCCGCAGCCAGCTAACCAGATCCCAACTCCAGGCGGACGACCCAGTCTTCCGCCTGGGCAACCCTGAGACTTTGGTAGATCTCCGCCTTTATAGACACTCGAAAGTGGAGATCCTATGTCCAGTCTGATCGTGATGCCCGGCAGCGAAGAGTTCAAGAAAACGCTGGCCGCGATAGCAAAGGCGCCCACCAGCCGCCGGAAGCCTGTAGAACCTGTTGACCTTGTCGGTCACACCTTGATGCTCAACACCGCCTTGGTGAAGACCTTCCAGTGTGGAGGCTTTGTCCTGGGCCCGAACCGGCCCATCGGTATTGTGGACGAGCAGTCCCAGCAGGCTCCAATCCGGAAGGCGCTGGAAGAGAAGAAGCTGATCGACGTCACCGGCAAGGACATGGCCACCAAGGGGTTCAAGGGAACCGGCGGCCAGACCTCAGCGATCACCGAGGAAGACACCGGCAAGAAGGTATTCGTCGGCCGCGATCGCCGCGGCAACCTCTACATCGCAACCCCCAGATCAAAGACTGAAGCCAAGCGGTTCGAGCGCGAGATCCGGACTACCGGCACACTCAAGAGCGTTGACTTCGAAACCGAGACCACAGGCCTTGGTTCCATTACCGAAGAGGTAATCGAGTCCAGCGAACAGCCTGTCAAGACGCCCGCCAAAAAGTCCGCGAAGCCCACGAAGAAGGTCAAGAAGAATGTCCGCCCCCGTCGTACTTCAGGCAACGCCGTCCGATCAAGAAACTGATGTCGTCCTTGGTCAGGCGATCATCGTCGCCTTTGACCAGGCGATCAATACCTCGACGCTCAACGACAGCACCTTCTCGTTGACGTTTCCTGCTCCGACTCAAGTTCTCACCTCCGGCCAGCTTGTTGCTGGGGAGGCTGCTCCTTCGACGGTCAATGTAGAAGGAGTCTGGTCGTTTGCAGATGACACCCTGGGTCGCACGATTGCGACCTTCACGCCCAACAGGCACTTTCAGGAGAACACACTCTATACGGCAATGCTGCTGGGCGCTGATGCGTCCCTCTCGACCGAAGACGTGATGAACCCCGCCGGCGAATCGATGAATGTCAGCTACCAGTGGACATTCACCACCGGCATTTTGAACCTGCTGACACCTCCACCTGTTTCTCCTCTTCTGGATGCATTTCCAGCCCTTCAGCTCGATCAGATCAAGGTCATTCCAAGACGGCGGATTGGCCAGGATTTGAGTCAGTCGTTCGACATTCTGTTTCCAGATGACATCGATCCGACCTCATTCTCGGTCGAGGACCTTTACATGAGCATCGAGCCTCTCCTCGGGGATCCTACTGTATCTGTGCCGCAAGCTCTGCAGTATGCAGCCGTCATCACCGGTAACAAAATTCAGATCACGGTCACAGGTTGGCCGTCAAGTTAGGAAATGACATGTCACAACTTACACCGCACTTCGCAGACACTGAACCCGGACTGACTGTTCTGGCGGGTGCTGATTCCCACGTCATCGAGAATGTGACCTTCCTCTGCGAGAAGGTTCTCGAACCCATCCACGACAAGTTCGGAGCTGTCCACGTTCATGACAGCTACCGCGATCCTGGCCACAACGCCCAGGTCGGCGGCAAGACAACTTCCTTCCACCTTTGCATTGGCGGCCATGCCGCGGCAGATATTGACGTTCCGGCAGCTACATTCCCTCAACTCTTCGACTGGCTCCGTCTTGAATCCAAGCTTCAGTTTGACAAGGTGATTCTTGAAACTCGTCTGCCTCTTCCGTCTACCAACCCGGCCGAACTGCTGGAGTGGGTGAAGAAACCAGGCGTCTGTGCCTGCGTTCATATCCAAATCGACAGACTCAACCCTCCGCGGCGTCAGGCGTTTATCGGCCAGACAGGCGCGGCAACCGTGTACATCCAAGTGGAAGTCAAGTAGGAGACCTTCATGGCATACAAGATCGATCTGACAAC